TTGGTGTGCGTTCCACTTCCCCAACTTGTCCAGTTCGCATAAGAAGCACTTCCTGAAAAAGCGTTACCGTAGGTTCTGCTAGTAGCATCAGAAATACTCGTAAGACCAACCAACAAGTTGCCGCTTGAGTCGATGCGCATGGCTTCACTTGCCGCTGAACCACCGCCACCACCAGTAAGCACTCTAAATTCACCAGTGCCAGCGGTTGCGCCATAAGCCCTAAGTGTAAAAATGTTTGACTCGTATCCAGCAGTGCCAGCGTTTGTTTGGTGAGCCGCTAAAGCACCTTTAAAAATAACACCGCCGCTTGAGTCGATGCGCATGCGTTCTGTGGTTGTTCCAGCAGTAGTTCCTGTTCTGAAAGCCATGAAAGCACCTGAGCCACTTGCCGCTAAAGAAACGCCTCCTGTAGTGGTTTGGAATTGCTCGAAGAAAGAGCCAGAACCTCTAGCTATTTTTAAGCCATTACCACCACTTGTTGTTGTTGCATCTATTTTATACGTTGGCGAAATAGTACCAATACCGACGTTGCCGCTGGCTTCTACAACAAGCACATCACTTCCATCGTCAACACCTGATGTATTAACACGGAAAGCACCGCCAGAACCTGATGAAATTCCAGCAACAATGTCACCTGCTTTAGAAGCGTGGCTATGACCGTATGCAATGATAGCGCCACCAAAACCCGCAGAACCACCGCCTGCCTGCAATACTAAACTACCTGCATAGGTATTTGTTTCATTGCCTAAAATTAAATATCGTGAGCCAGTTCCTGCGCCTGACATTGATATGTTGCCACTAACATCTAGCTTCTGACTTGGACTGCTAGTACCAATACCGCAGTTGCCGTCTTCCTGTACCCGAAATAACTCAGTTCCTCCTGAAGTCCCTGTGCGGTCTTTGCTAATAACAAAGTCTTCACCAGTATTGTTGTTATCGCTGTCGATGTTGATAAAAAGGGAAGCGGGTGCGTTAATGATGCCGTTATGTGTTCCGTTATCGTCTAACTCTAAGACACCGTTTGCGCTTACGAGTTTGTCAGCCGTCACAGTACCCGTTACGTCCAAATTACCGGGAGTCACAAGATCACCAGACAGCTTTGCAGATGTAATACTGTTATCTACAGGAACATTAATATCTGTCTGCGTCATAGTCATAACTTCTACAGCACTACCATTAGGTGGAGCCGTAGAGAACGTCAGAGTAGTTCCAGAGATGCTATACGTAGACTTATTCTGATATACACCATCAATAAACACTTGAGTGTTGTTTTCATTAACAGGGTTAATAGTAAGTGTCAGTGTAGTGTCACTGCCGTCACCTGTCATGCTATCAATGTTCAAGTTAGAACCAGATACACCAGCAGCTACAGAGTAAATAAGAATGCTATTACCATTAGCCGGGGCAGCACTAAAGGTCAGTGTAGTTACACCGCCTGCTGTAGCAATGCTATAGGCATCTTGTTGTTGAAAGACACCTTCAATAAATACAAGAAGATTATCTTCAGAAGATACTGCTTGGCTTAAAGCGTATGCAACAGTAGTTCCATCGCCTGTGAAGCTATCAGTAGTAAAGGTATTAGTACCACCGCCACCAATGGCTCCCCAAGCGTCTGTATAACCTTCAAACTGTGATAGGCTGCTGTTGTATCTAAACATACCAGCAACAGGGCTACCGTCTCTTTGAGCCGTTGTACCAGCAGGAACTTTTACAGATCCTGTGCCATTTAAAGTTAAGTTAGTAAATGAAGGACTGTCTGTAGTAGCTACGCCCTGATCCAAAGCTTTAACAGAAGCTTCACTGGTTAGCTCAGAATCCATCAAAGCACCAGCAGCAGTTACATTAGCTGTATCAGTTACATCTGCACTAGCTTCAATACCGTCTAACTTAGCACCATCAGTAGCTACATCACGTCCATCAAAAGTACTATTAGTTGTAATAGCACCTGTCATGGCTCCACCAGTTCTGGGCAAAGCTGCATCTGCTGTAGTACCCTGTGCGGCTGTAGCGTAGTCTGAAGAATCAAATGCTTTTACTTGAGCAAGATTAGTTACTTCAGAATCCATTAAGGCACCAGCGGCTGTTACGTTTGTAGTATCCGTAACATCTGCACTAGCCTCAATACCATCCAGCTTAACACCATCTGTAGCTACGTCGCGCCCGTCTATAAGGCCGTCAGTAGTAAGGTTGCCTGATACCACAGGAGTAGCTAAAGTCTTGTTAGAGAGCGTCTGTGTGCCTGTAAGAGTCGCTACAGTGCTGTCAATAGCAAAGGTTACAGCGTTGAGTGCGCCACTAGTATCAATACCAGTACCACCAGTAAACGTAAAAGTCTCTGAGTCTAGGTCAATGCTAAGGGCACCACCAGTGTCTGCTTGGAAATCTAAGTCCTGTGCAGTTACCTGTGAGTCTACATAAGCTTTGACTGACTGCTGTGTAGGTACAAGCGTATTACTATCAGATGCCATGTTGTCTTCATCGACAAAGGCTGTTACAGTAATTACACCATCATTAAGACTTCCAAAGGTTAAGTCTGTAATAGTCGTAGCAGCAATTGTGCCGCCTTCTACTTTATCACCAGAAATTTGATTGTCTGCTAGTGTTAGAGTACCTGCTGAAACATCTAAAGTTTTACCAGCCCCTACAGTAATATCAGACGTAGCGATAGTTGCGCCGTCTACAGTACCACCGTTAATATCTGGGCTTGTAAGAGTCTTGTTAGTAAGAGTTTGAGAACCTGTAAGAGTTGCTACAGTACTATCAATTGCAAAGGTTACTGCGTTACCTAAACCAGACGTATCAATACCTGTGCCGCCTGTAAAGGTCAGTGACTCACTATCTAGGTCAATGCTTAAAGCACCACCACTGTCAGCACTAAAGTCTAGATCTTGTGCTGTTACTTGTGCGTCTACATAGGCTTTGATAGACTGTTGCGTAGCTAAAGATGTAGCACTATTAGAAGTTAAGCCATCTTCATCAAGAATAGCTGTTACTGTAGAGCCACTTGAGAGTACCAAAGAATCAATGTTGGCAGTCCCATTAATAAAAAGATCTTTAAATTGGAGGGAAGATGTTCCCAAGTCAATGTCGTTGTCAGTAACAGGAACAATAGCACCGTCTTGAATACGAATTTGTTCAACCGCTGCGCTAGAGACTTCAACATAAAAACCCCAACGATTGTTAGTGCTATCTACTTCAATCTTGTTAAAAAAGTCAAGATCACCAATCTTAGGAATATTACCACCTTGTCCAGCAGTACCATCGTGTCTGTGACCTGTAGTAGCAGAACTGCTAGAAGAGTAAGCAAAAGAGTTTACTAATTGATTGTACTCATTATTAAATAATGATGCTGATATAGTATCTCCGTCAGCAAATGTACTCTGTCTGGTATAGCTCTGGGCCATTTATTATCTCCTTCCTGATGGAGTGTAATCTATGTAAAGACCATTCACCGTGTACGGAGACTTTTGATCTGTACTTGTCACTACGAAACTTACTGTGTGTCCACTACCTTGTATTGGTTTTCTTACTAAAGGATCTGCTGGCGCTCCAAACACATTAGCGCCAAAAGTTCCTGATCCAAAAATACTAGGAAGAGGTATACTATCTAAAACATAATCTAAAGGCTGTGCAATAATAGGATCTTCATAATCGTATCGTACACGTAGCGTAGGTTGTATAGCTCCTTCAGGACTTATAGACAAACGTACATAACGCATTGTCTTACTAGTACCTACATCACCAAAATCTAAGTTAGGAGTCTGATAAGTTGCTGTAATGTTAGCAGCAGTGCCCCCATAATCAAAAGAACTTCCTGTATCATGATTGTAGATGTAACCATCTTTATCACCATGATAAGCCTGTTCAATACCGTCATTATCAAAACCAGAAGTTATAGCTGTTGCTTTTATTCCTAAGGTTTCAGCATACTGAAAACCTTCATTAGTTAACGTAGCAATAACACCTTCTGATGCAGCATTTGCTGTGCCATCTGCGCTATAAAATAATCTGTATTGAGACTTACTACGCAATACAGCACTGCTGATAGTAAGATTATTTATGTTGGCAGCTATAGATTTAATAGTTGGCTGTATGGGTCTACTTACTGTTCCCAACTCAACGTCACCGATACGTACTGTACCTGCAACGGTTCTAAGACCATCAGGACTCAAGAAAATTAGATCACCTGCAATTTCTTGAATGCTATTGGCATCTATACAACCTACATTTTTTGTAATAGGCGTTACAGCAATTGTTTGTGAATCATTAATATTTGTAAGTTTAAAAATACTGTTTTTACAAAAGATAATTAAATCATCACGGAAACTAGCCAAACCTACAGGTTGATCTTCTAGGACTACAGAGCCTGCCCCGGTTCCTACAAAGTTATCAGGATCATTCGTGTGGCTATAATATACTGTATTTTCTGATCCGCCTGCACCAGCAACTACAAAGTGCTGGTCGTGCATTGTGCCTACTGAAGGTGCTGCTGTGCTATCTACTGTTATTTCACCAGCAAAAAAAGTACGGGTAGTTAAATCACCTGTACCTTCCATTCTGAAAAAATAAGGTTTGTTAGCTCCATCACAAATAAGAACTTCACCATAGTCAAAGGTTCCTTCAAATAAAGAAAAACTTACTTGACCTTGATTAGTTCTTGCTAGATCTGTACGGCCTGTAAAAGTTGTGTAGTTATCACCAGAACTATGTACACCTTGTTTAGCTATAGAAATCCACGAGGTTCCGTCTTGACTAAAAAATATACCAGTGCCTGAGCAAACAATAACACCGTCACCGTAAACAAAAATACCTAGTACTTTATTATCGCTGTTAGGACGTACTGCTGAAGCACCTCCAAAGACACTAAAGCCGTTAATACGACGATAGCCTCCATCGGTGTCTACTTCAAAGTTTGTTAGTTTTGAAGCCACTCCCGGCTGGGCAAGCATCTCAAGTTGGTTAAGACTGGTGTATAATCCACCCTTTGCTGATAAACCAAACGGTTGAGACATTAGATAAACCTCATGCGATCATCTTTGAAATAACCCGGAGTTGGTTCCATTAAGTTTAGCTTCATCAAACGCAGACCACGCTTGTAGTCTTCAAGAGCAAATGCAGAAAACTGTGGGCTTTCTTTAAATTGATAAATATAATATCTAGCCCTGTTCAGTAGTACAGGTTTGTAAGTATTTGGAAATACTGTCTCGTCTCCAAATGCTGAAAGCTCTATAGGTAATGTATAAGCATAAAACCAAATACGATATACTTTATCTGGTATAGCACTAAGACCAAACTTACGATTATCAGGACTTTTAATTACACGATCTGGTACGCCATACTGTTGCGTATCTGCGTCATCTAAGTTTTCTGAAATACGTCGATAGTCTTTCCATTCTTCAATAGTAGTAAAACGTAAGTTACGAGCTTCATAAGGAGCAGTCTCTCCGCTCACACCCACTGTAGTTAAATAAAAGTTATCCCAATCTATATAACCGTAGTCGGTAACTAATGAAGAACTAGCAGGCTTTAAGTTATACCAACGCTGTCCTGCTACTGTCTCTACATAGACATTACCGTACATTGGATCTGTTTCACCACTAAGATTAAGAGCTAGAAAAGGCCACTGTGGTTCTTCATTGACAATATCAAGATACGCTCTATTGATCGAATCTTTAACATGCTGTTGAATACCCACAGCAGAAGCAAAGCTAGAACTGGTAAGTTCAACTTCATTCATCTCTCGAAGGAGTTCATTTGCCAGATCTAGATATGTTGCCATTATTTATGTACCTTTTGAACCTCAAAGTTTGCTGACTTACTTGCGCCCTTGTGAGCCTTGTATCCATCTTTAGGATCTTTCATAAGCTTATAAGACTTACCAGACTTCATCCAGTGATAGCCTTTAGGTGCTTCTACCTTCATTATTTTGTTCTCTTTGCCATTTTGTTGCAAGCAGCTTCCATTGCATAAATATCAGAGGAAGCTTTACCGCCATGACCATACATCATCCGGCCCATAGCAGCGCCTCTACGTGACTTCTTTTTGTCTTCTTCCATCATCATGTTGTAGCCGCCGCCCATCATCTTCTTTTTTCCATGATCCATTAGTCTTGCTCCGTTGAGAATGTTTTACTTTTTTTCCTAGCAATATCAAATTCTGTTTGATGTTTTTTGCCAAAGATTCTATCCCAGTTTGAATCGTACTTTGCTTTGTTTTCAGTTTTATAAAAACTTCCTGTTACTCCAAGTGTACGCCCTTTGTTGCGTTGACCGCTACGAAGAACTACTGAGTTTTTTTCTGATCCAATCTGAGGCATTAAAATCTCCAAGAAAAGAAAGGGGGCCACCTAAGCAGCCCCCAATCCTATTTAGTCTACAGTGTAGAATGCGGATACTAGAGCTTCTGGACGAAGCACCTTAGCACCGTATACGTGCAGACCACGAACAATATCACCGAAGCTATCTGGGTCACGAAGAACCTCAGTGCTGGTAATAGTTTGAGCAGTAGCCGTAGAAGACATGTGTCCAGCCATTACTTTACCAGAAGCGGTAGTAGTAGCAGCAATGTTGTTTGACTTGTACATATCAAAGCCACGCAACTTGCCAGAGCTTACCAAACCGTTACGGATAGAACCTTGACCAGCGTTGAAGTCTACAGACAGCAACTTAGATCCAGACTGTGATAGCTCTTCGTAGAACGAAGGAGGAGCTACAAACCATCGACCTTCTTCAGGGATGTTTTGATCGTCCAGCAATCGTGCCATACGAGCCATCAGGTCAATAGCGTCTACACCAGTGCCATCGCTACCCAAAAGGTCTACGGAAGCAGTGGTTTCAGCTACACCGCCAGTACCAGCAGCAGCGTCTGCACCAATTACATGGTCAGGGCCAGAGCTAGATACACCAGAGAACATAGAAGCTAGAACGCCTTGGTCAAAAGCATCGCGCAAAGAGTAAGCTGCTGAAGACGTAGCAACGTCACGGAAGTTAACGTGAGACATATTTGTTTCAATGTCATCTACGATAAACTTAAATGCGTTTGCAGTGTCAACAACCAAAGTTACTTCTAGGTCGGTCAGCTTGGTCTGAGTTACGTCTTGACCACGCTCATACTGATAAACAGTAATTTCAGGCTCTTTGATGATGCGAACACTATCACCGAATGCTGCAATTTCACCAGCATAGTCCGTGTTAGTGATTGCTTCAATTACAGAAGCCTTACGGAAAAAGTTTAGTACCTGCTTGGAATAAACTTTAGGTAGGAAAAATGAATTAGTCTGACCTGATACAGAATTTGCAAAGTTTGCATCTGTATCAGTTGACGGTTCAAAAAATTGGTCACTTACATTAAAAGCCATGTTAATATTCTCCTAATAACACAAATTAATTATGCTACTACGCGACCCTCCATCATTGCTTGTTTAATATCATCTTCATATCTATCAAACTGATCTAGGGACATAGCAGCGATTTCCCGTTCAGTCCAGATTTTAGGTTGTCCAGCATCAATGTTAGTTGTTTTGGTTGATACCATGTCTGCTGCACTCCCCTGTTGTTTTTGTCTGGGCTGTGATTTTGTTTGAGTAATGCCTCTTTCCAACTTGTACAGATCAATAGCTTTTGAAGCCAAAGCAACATTATCTGGGTTATTATATACCCAATCCTGAATTTGCTCTGGTTGCTCCTTAGCCCACGAATGAAACTCTTCATCCCCTCTGATGTCTTCAAAGTCTGGATGACGTTGCTTCAATGTAGTCTCAGCTTCTCGTCGCATTATCTCAGACTCACGTTGCCGCATAGACTGTAGTTGTGCTTCAAGATCTGCAACCTGCCGCTGACTCTGCATATGTGCTACAGACTCAACAGTGTTATACAAATCAGGATACTCCTGTTTAAAACTTTCTAACTCTTCTTCAGACTTAGGCGGTTCATAACGAGGTTGTGCTGACTGAGCCATAGCTAAAAGTTCTTGTTCCTTTTGCTTAAACTCAGAAAGCTTTTGATCATAATGTTTCTTTAGATCATCGTATCGCTTTTTATAGTTAGTTCTTTTTCGAGGTTCAGCTTCTTGTTCTACAGGGGCCTCTTCAGGGGTAGCCTGTGCTTGCTGTGGCTCGTAAAATAAACCGTCTGCACTTCCCATACTAGGCTTGTCTGGCGTATGCCAAGCTTTCTTAGCGTTGTATGGGTTAGGTGTTTCCTCTTGTTGTACTTCTGACATTCTCAATCTCCTTCACGGGGCTTGTGTCTTGCAAGGTAGCCATATTAACTCCGTCGAGTTTATGGGGCTTGTCTTACCAAGGTAGCCGTAAAATTAACGAAGACTAGGCATTTTGTTGGCACCCATCATGAGCTTTTTAATTTCCTCATCGGTTTTACTCAATGAAGAAAGTTCTTCTTCATCTTTCGCCATGCCACCAATAGCCATGTCTTCACGTTGTAAACCGCCATCATAGGCACGTTCAGCATCATCCATCATTCGCTGGAGATTGTCTGCACCAATCTGGTCGGTTGCTTTTCTGGTAAATACAAACTCTCCGTCACTCAAACGAGCGGGGATAGAATCTGATACACCAGTTCCGGGGCCGTCTACTTCGCCAGCACCCGAAAACTCTGAAGCAACTGTAATTACTTTGTCCAAGATGTCTGATAGTCTTGGATCGTCTTGTAACACACCTGCTAGGTAATCTTGTTCTTCATCGTCAAGGGATTCGTCCATGACGTAACTAATATAATCGTCTTCCATTTCATCGTCTGGAAGCTGCGATGCCATTGCTTCATCCATTTCATCTTCTGGTATGTTTGGATAGGTGTCTACTGGCATACCTTCTGTAGGCATCATAAGAGAACCATCTGCTTTTTGTTTTCTTTCTGGTTTATCTATAATTCCTGCATCTCTAGCTTTATCACCTAAATAAATTATAGAATCTACCACAGATTTAGGTATATCACCTACAGATTTAGTCATTTTATCTATAGTGGACTGAGATACTCCTAATAAAGATAATCCCTGAAACATCCCACTTTCAGGAATATCTTTAGGATTTTCTTTAGAAGACCCTCCTTCATTAAAAACCCCACGCCCCTTTAAGACATCTGCCTGAGTAACCTTTCCATCGCCTGTAAGATCTGGAAACTTACCGCCTTTAGCTTTTCCTTCACGCGCCATACGCTCCTTATCTATTTCTTTCATTGCAGCGATCTTAGTCATATCGCTTACATTACTGGTATCTTTAATAAAATTTTTCTTAATAGTTTCACGTTGCTCATTAGACTCTGCTGCTGCAAGACTACGCTCAAATGTACGGTACATATCTATGTAACCTTTTACAGGATCAAACCTTTCATCATTTTTATTCATATTCTTTCCTATTAAGTGCTTCTTCTACTTGAGCAGGTAACATCTCTAACTTAGCCAGAAAATTCATCTTCCCCTGACTGCGGAACATTTCCAGTTCCGATGTTGCCCCCACCAGTACCTGTAACTCCAAGGTCTTGAGGCTGTTCAGGTACTCCTTGAGCGGCTCCCATACCTCCGGGTTCTTGACCAGCGGGGCCAGCTTCCGGGCTAACTGTTTGTCCAGCATTTTGCATTCCTATAATTTGAGCCATTATTGCAGCTTCTTCAGGGTCATTCATTAGTTCATCTGGGTCTAGATCAAGACTATATGCCAGTTCACTAATGAGTTTGTTCATCTTAATAAACGGAGCGACAGCAGGATTAGCTGCGGTCTGAAGGAACATTGTCAAGCGTTGACTTCGTACTTCCTTCTGCATTAAACTATTTGTGCCTGTAGCCTTGACTTCTAAATCACCATCTATACCTAACTTACGATCTGAAAACTGCATGTTCCATTGAAAGTATGCTTCACCCAAAGGCTTCAATAAGAAGTCATCAAGGTTTTTAATTACCGTTTTAATATTCAACGAAGCTGCACCAAGCAACATAGACATACCTGATGCAGTACGTGTCATGCTTTGTACGCCTGTTTGACCATGACTATAAGATGGAATACCTGTTTGTTCGTCTGCAAGTTGTCGAAACTTGTCAAACATCTGCATGTTTTCTATAGTAGTGTTAGGAAACTTTAAGCCATTTATAGCTGTTCCCGGTACACCAGCTTGTCGCCTAAATACTTTACCGGGGTATATTTCCATGTTCTGACCGCCTACAAGAGCAGTCTCATCAACATCAAAAATAACTGATCCTGATAGCGCAAGATTATCAATAGCCATACGTGCATGACCATTCATAATCTTTTGAGAATCATCCATGTTTTCTGCTACGCCAATACCAAAAAAACTATAGGGATTTTTTTCATAGCTAAAAGAATGATACGGTATTCGGAAGGGGGTGAATGGATTTACAACACTGCGAAGCATTTGACCATTACAAACCCAAGCATTAATTTGGACTTCATCTAGGTCGTCTACATCTTCGGGTATTTCCATACCTACTTGGCGACAGTATTCCGCATCCATCACGCCCCAATACTCTAGAACTTCATACTGAGATGCGCCGTATTCATCGTTTCGGCTGTCATCTTTTAGTTCTTGTTCATAATCTTCTTCTACGTAGTTAGGCCCCATCTGGAGACAAGTACGTATGGCTTCTTTGTCAAAGTAAGGCATTTTACCTAGACTACGAAGCTGTGTTCGATTCATTTTATGTCGATGGAATACATATTCGGATTCATTAACATTTGTTGCGTTGGGGTCTGGAAAGAAATCCCAGATGCTAACAAACTCCAAACGAGGAACCCGCACATCCACAGGAGAGTAAGTTCTATCACCGCCCTCTCCTTCTGTCCATCTGTGTAATGTTTTGTTAAAGTTGAACGGCCCTTTGACGATTCCTGTGCCGAATAAAGCTGATTCAAATAATGCGTTTCTAATTTCACTAGCGCCGTTAGACTCCTCTATCTGATCGTGTATAAGTTTTTCCATGCGTCTTGCAGCTTTTTGTGCAGGACTAAGTTCAAGAGCTTGAGGGTCTGGAGAAGGGCCTTCAGCAAGCATACCCTTTTCTTCGGCTTGCTTATCTAATTTTATATCTTCAAACTTACCTGTTCCGTAAGTTGCTCCCGGCTTTAGTACTTTACCATCGCCTTCAAAACCTACGTCAAACGGATTTTCTTGTTCTTCTTGTACTTCGCTTTCAGATGTTTCAATTCCGGGTTGAATGTGTGCATACTCAGGAATCCCTTCAGGCATCTTAGTTTCACTAATACCAATAGGGAACTTATTCGCACCGAACACTACATCTACAAGTTGACCAAAGGCTGCAAGCACCTTAGTCTTTGTTACTTTTACAAACACTCTAGACTTTTCAGATTCACGGAATCTTACATTTTTACCATACAAACCACGATAATTGTGGTATGCTGTAAGCCATCGTTGCTCATCTAAGTCTCTAGCTGTCTTAGCAGAAACATAGCGGTCATTGATAAGACCTACTAAATTATTACGAAGACTTTCTTCAAGAGTAAGCTCTAGGCCCTGTTCGCCTTCAACTTCTCCAAAGTAAATATCATTCGCTGTTAAAGTATTTTCTGCCATTAATATCCAAACTCCGCATCAACGGGTGTGTATGCCTGTTCCATTCTCATGTTTCTGAACTGACTAAAAATGTCGTTGACTTTAGGTCTTGACATAACTAAGTATCTTAGTGCATCATAAGCATGGTCAGGTGCATGTGTATCAACATCTTCTGGGTTAGATTTATCCAGAGGAAGACTTTGGAGTTCGCGTATCAAGTTGGGACAGCTATTAAATATCTGTATCTTTGGTCTGCCACTAGGCTGCACTCGTAAGTATTCGTGGATTTGTATTTTACCCTGTATTCTATTTTTATCTGCTCTTCGCAGCTTGTGCCCTGCTCGTTGAAGTGTCTCTCCAACTGTAGGGCCTGTTGTTCCTGTTCTGTTCCATGCTGCTGTATCAAGCACTCCGGGTACTGAAAAAGGATCTTGTAGCTCCATGTTCGTAATCATCTGAGCCAAATCTACGCCTGTGAGTCCTTTGCGATATAGCTCTCTGTAAATTATTAGTGTGCCATCAGTGGGATCAACACAACCCCAAACACAAGCACTCTCAGAAGCATAACCATAGTCAATCCCTTTGACTCTTTCCCAACCTACTGGAATCTCAAAGGGTGTAATAACATGCTCCATTACATCAAACTCTGTAAAGGCAGCACCCTCTGTAATGTCCCAGTTACCTTCTAGAAGTTGCTTGCGCTGTACGTCAGGCAAAGCTTTTAACATTTGTTCGTATCTACCATCTTTAGCAAGATACGGATTGTCTTCTAGTCGGGCTGGTATAAAACGTCGTGTCAAACCATCATCGCCTGTAAAGCTCTCATTAGGCTCTGATGGGTTCACATAACGCTTCTTTACCCATGTCGCACCAGCACCACCGGGGTTAGCTGTACAACGCATGTATGGCGTAATCTCAGAATCTGTAGTACGCAATCGTGATGCTAGGTAGTTCCAAGAAAACTCTGTTGATAAATGAGTAATCTCATCAAAACCAATCCAAGAGTATGCTTGACCTTGATACCTGTATACGTCTGCATCACGTTCAAGAAAGCCAAACTCTAGTTTAGCACCACTGGGAAATGTCCAGATCTTTTCAACCTCTCTGAACTTACATCCCGGAAAAGCCTTTGGATATAACTCCCTAGACTTGTCTATAAGCTCCCTCAGTTCAGGCATTGAGCGTCTTAGTATTAACGCCCTATGAGCAGCCCTGTGAGCGAATCTGAGGGGATCTACGAGCATAGCATAGGACTTACCGCCCCCTGCTGCGCCACCATACAGTACGTCCGTTTCTGGGGCTGCTAAGAAGTCTGTCTGCGGCCCTTCATTAGGAGAGAATATGACATCTCTTTCTGATATTTCTTCTTGGACGTTTACTGGTAATTTTTCTACATCTGCTAGATCTACAACTTTACCTTCAACAGTAGAAGTATCGGCTGGTTCATCTAGCTTACTCTGAATACTTTCTTGTTTCTTCAGACTTGTTCTTACTGTCGCTAACTCTGATTGAAGCTTCTTCTCTTTCTTTTTCTTTTCTCTAAGAGAACGCTGTGCAGACATCTTAGCTTTAGTAGCTGAGTGAAAGTTATATTGTCTCTTAGGAGCATCAGGGTCTAAAAGACCTGCTTCAATCTTTGCCTTTTTAACATAGTTACTGACTGTCTGGTGAGAGATTGTTGAATCTTCGGAATAGTTTTCAATAATCTCTTTCGCTTCTCTCAAGCTTGCTATCTTTCCAGATATAACACCATCAATGGTATCTTTTAGTAATTGAATAGCTTCAGGTACTGCTACAAGCTTATCGCCATCTTCTGATACCTTGTAACCAAAAGGCTTGGCTCCTCTACGTATAGGTTTAGTTTCTGGAAACTTAATCTAACTCACCTTCAATATCATTTACTTGTTTGGCAGGAAGTATAAATAAACTACCAGCATTGACATCTACATTGTGGTTAACATCTAACCTATCTGTTTTAGATATGCCTACCCTATCAAGGATAGTCTGTGCCGCCTGTAGCTTAGTGTTTACTTGAGGTATAGCTTCATCTGAAGTCATAACCTCCACTAGCTTAAAGGCAGCTTGGGGCGCAGACTGAGCAAGGATATTTGAGGCTAAATCTATCACTTCTTGTTGCAAACTTTTTATGACTTGGGAGTGACTTCCTTCTGCATATCCTGCAAGCTCTGCTGCTAGTTTTGGATCACCTCCTGTAGATACCAAAGAATCCAAAAACTTCTGCTGCTTTTCAGTTAACACTCTGTCCTTAGAAGGACGAGAATCTTTAGGTACAAATTGTGAAATATGTGACATAGTTATCTGAAATAAATATAAGTATAGGGTTGTATTACACTTTTGTCAAGCATTATTTTTGTTTTTTTTTAACAAAAAACACTTGACAGATCCTTAATCTCACTGTATAATATTGTACAATAAGTAACATCTAGTTAACTATAATATAAAAATATAGTTAACAATATATAGTACAATATATGTTAACTAGATTGTACTTATTGTACAGTGAGCGCAATATTGTGAATATTATGCATATTGGGTTATTAGCTTTACAATTGGAAAATAGTGCAAAATGTGTAAGATTGTATTACTCCCCACCCCTACCCCCCTGACCACCTGCCCCGCCCATTGAGAATGATTCCCATTTAACAATATTTCTCAATTCCCAATGATTCTCAATAGCAAATGGCATTGTTTCTTATTTAAAATATTTTCCCATTTGACAATATTTCTCAATTGCAAATGATTCTCATTTAGCCTCGCTTCGTCACCTATTCCAAATAGGAAAAATATTTACAATATTGTGAAGGTTTAGAATATGTGAAATTGTTGGCATAAATATTGCAAATATTCCCCATATTCAACACCTTACCTATATATCCATACAGTGCCTATACAGCACCAACACTGTATATCCATCCACATCCTAAGAGGCCCAGAATTGCCCTACACGGCCCGATCTTTTTTCTGGTACTAGGCTATTCCCTACTGTTCCAATTCGACACAAGGCAAAATAGAAAGCCTCAGCATACTGTATATACATACAGTTTCCCCTTAGTTTTTGACTTGGCATGTTAGTTGCATGGTAATAGTTGGCACGGTTCTTGCAAGGCTGCCGCCAACTCTACTTCTCCATTTTATCTCCATTATATCTCCACTCTCACTCCATAAGTTAGATTGATTTACCCGCCCCATTTGCTAATGTGTGTCTTGTCGGTAGCGGGTGCCTCGGCTCATGGATCAAGAGACCCACCCCATCGAATAGCCAGATGGACAAAAGTGCGGCGTTTAGTTGGGGTACTGCCCTTTAGCGCGTGAGTAGGTGACGGGTCTGGTGAAGGGTCAAAGGCTACGGCTACGCGATGGATGCGCGTGACTCAATCCCCGGCAGTGTTGTGCTGCGTTTACTGGTCTTGGGGTAGCCCTATCACTGCCTCGGCAAATATGGAAAGCGTACTGCTGAAGCGCTGCGCAAAATACAACCCAATAACAAAAGCCCGTCGGGTATTGTTCGCGCCTATTGTTGGTGCTGGCAATGTCTACGGGCTTTTTGTTTGCTTTTTACAATGTCACGTTTTAATTTTTTTTATTTATCGAGGGTATCAAATGGAATTAAAAACATTCAAAACCAAACTTGCCACGGTTGTTAAATCCGAGGCGACACTTCGCGGAAACATTCAAGCACTGACAATTTCGGCAGTCGATACATTCGCGCAACACGGTGACACTTCGCGCATTGAAATGCTGGTCAATGCCAGCGTCACTATGCGTAGTGTCCGCAGTAACACGCTAAAGGATTTCATTAAGGCACACGCCAATGTGAAATTTACACCAGCAGAAAACAACAAAGGCTTTACTGTCAAGAAAATTGGCAAGGGCGCTATTGAGACCAAGCCAATTGAGTCCGACTGGTTCGACTTCAACAAAGAAGGCATAGCAAAGCCAGACCTAGACTTGATCCTAAAAGCCAAGGCGCTGCTTTCCTCACTGGACAAAGCCAAAGAGGAAGGAAGAGCCAAGGTATCATCTGCAAATGATAGGATTGAGGCAGTGTTGAGATCCACAATTGCAGACTTAGAAGCTCAACAAGCATAGCCACAACCACAACCAACGTGGCATTGTAAAGGGTAAACTTTTATAGGCATGTAGCATTTAGAGCAATGCGTCAGGGTACAACCCGTCTTGATTAGATAGTGTTGTGCATATCAAAAAAGATGGCCTGAAGATGCGGGTTCGATCCCCGCCATGCCTCGCCTTTTCAATACCAGTGGCCCTCTCCTCCACTGGGAACCATCCTACGGGTACGATGTAAAACTGCCCTACAGCGCCCTGAGCATGGCGTTAAACTGCTCATTTTTTGTGCCTTAAATTTGGAGGTGAGATGTCAGATAAAAAATTAGTTTTGGTCACGGTCTATTCTGATCGGGGCAAAATATATCGCTTGGCCTACGGTAAGGTGTTACCGGATGGCAAGGTGATTGTGAGGGAGTCCATTATCAACGATGCCCTAGAAAAACTAGGTGTTGAGCGTGGAGCAAATGTTTATGGTTGGCTTTAAATAACGAGGGTAAATGCATGAATGTGCAAATAAAAATAACGAGAAAAGACGGTGCTTGGTCAGTCTTCAGAAGGCTTGATGACTGGGGGCCTGTCGAGATTGCTCACAATAGAAGTGCAGATGACGCACAGGCTTTTGCTTGGCAGTGCGCTCAGGCATACGCTGATCAAGAGCATGAAGTGACGGTGACAATAGACGCAAGAGGAGAATAGATAGCATGATGACATCACATGATTACTGGGAGGCTGTGCAGAACCTCCGCAAAATATCAGACAGCCAGTTGCTTGAGGTGAGTAACAGGTGTATAAAATTAAAATCACGTAACCTATTCAAAGAGTGTGAGCAGGAGCGAGTCCGTAGAATTGAATGGAGGAACTATGTCGGCTAAATGCATGGACTGTGGTGCAGATGCACAGGTGAAAGACGAGGGGATGCTACTTTGCATCAAGTGTTATATGAAAGAAGCGAGGTTTAGACTGAGATGTTTACGCAATTCGTACTGATATTATTTTCAATAATCACAAGCATAGTCCTGATCTGGGCAGGTGTTTGGTCAACGTGGGCCTATTACGCAATGGAGCTACCATTACATGATGTATTCTCATTCGTCGGGCCGTTCCTAGTCGTTACAGGAATAGGTTTACCAGTAGTAGTTATTTGGGAGATATGATGAGCAGTTTCAAGAAGCACAACCCGTTGATCAATCAATATGCTCAGAAGTCAGCAGAGCATACAAAGAACATGGTGATGATGGTGGTGCTATCTATCCAACAGCCTTGGTGGAAGGTTGGGGATCAGATGCAAGATTATAAGCAGCTAGGATCAGAATCTAGATTTGTTTGGGGTAACAAGGCAAACACTCTGGCATGGCTGGACATTAACGCAGACAGCCTTTATGCCGACGCTATGGACGCTCTTGCACATTGCAAAGGCAGGGAGCTAGACATCAGGCTGATGCAGATATTTATTAGGGTTGATGGACTGGGACTGGCTAAGGCTGGGTTCTGTTGTCAGCTATTCGCTGGGCGTGTCGGATGTATCGACATTCACAATCTTAGACGCTTAGACATTCCAGAGTCTGCTCTGAAGTTTAGCAAGAAGCTCAAGCCAGAGTCTCAGCGCAAGAAGATAGAGACATATGTAGATGCTTGCAGAAAGCGTAGATGCTCTTGGCTATGGAATAGCTGGTGTGGTCTTATCGCTAAGAAGCAACCCAAACATTGGATAGATGGAGACCATGTGTCCCAAGTTCACTACGACTTTTTAATCAGTTAACTACATCAGTATAGGTAGCGAGGGCCTATGCTGATGACCCAAACCCCTCGCATCCTGAGCATGATGTCAAACTGCTCACACCTTAAACGAGGAAAAAAACTATGGCTACTTACTATAAAGTGCAATCTGCTCCTGCTCCTACCACTGGACGTTCACGCTGGAAGGGACTCTTCTCTGGCATGCAGCAAGGTGATTGGTTCATTGTTCCTAAAGAACATGCAGTTAGAGCAAGAGCATCAGCGCATATCTATCTAGGCAAGGGTACGTACAAGTCGTACAGTGTTGCCGATGGTGTATGTATTCAAGTAATCAAGGACATTAAATAATGAATATCCATAGAGCAAGAAAGGCAGTAATCAGTCGTGACTTAGAAAAAGGTTGGACTGATATTAAAGTTTGTAGGAAGTCAGACCCTGTGCATCTTACAGATGAGCATTTACTGGCTATCGCAGAGAAGGTAAACGCTAGTAAGTCTCAGGTAAGTGAGATACTGCACTTGATTAATTTCAAGTATGGTACTTCAGATCACGAGATCACTGTGTTCCATGATAAAGATAGCGACTTCGGTATCGCTGTTGAGTAGGACTCTCCTGCCACCTGAGCATGTGGACAAACTGCTCACTTAATAAAACCCCCGGTAATGGAAGACTGATATGGATAATATAGATTTATTTGTGGATCATTTTGTGATCCATTCTGAGAGTAGAGAGGCTCTGCTACTGAACGCTAGTAGTTCAGAAGAGTTTAAAGCACACTTAAGGAATCTTGTGACGCAAGAGATTCGTGGTGTCCTATCAAAGGAGATCAATGCTTTTGAGGACGAGATTACAAAGTCTAAAGGCCTGAAGCGTGAGAGGCTAGTAGATGCCGCTAATGCTTTAAGGGGTCTTAGAAGCGATGTTGTGTGGGAAAAGGTCAGGGTAGGTATGTCAGTATGAATATATTTTATATTGACCCCTGCCCTCTGAAGGCCGCGTCTATGCAGTGTGACAAGCATGTGGTCAAGATGGTGTTGGAGTCTGCACAGATGTTGTGTGCTGCACATCATGTGCTTGAAGGTGGTGCCCCTGTTCCTTACCGTCTTGCCCATAAGAATCACCCAAGCACTGTATGGGTGCGGTCTAATAGTAAGCATTACTATTGGCTTTACAGGCATTTTCACGCCCTCTCAGAGGAGTACACCAAGAGGTATGGTAAGGTACACATGTCATGGGAAAAGTGCCATATTCTTCTCCTGTTCGCTCCTAGCAGCATACCTGATGTCGAGTGGTCAGATCCTCCCCAGTGTATGCCTGATGAGTGCAAGCGAGAGACTGCTCTGGCTGGGTACACAGAATATTATTTTAATTACAAACCAACTAAGATGGAGATGAGGTGGAAAAGATAAATGACTGATGAAAGATTCTACAAAGCAATCAAGTCTCAAGACAACATAAACAAACTGTATCCTGACAGGTACTGGCCTGTTGGTTGGAGAAAAAAACCATCTGAAAGAACAATCAAGATAGCAACAATGTATGGCACTGGATCATCCATAACCGACATCATGTTAGAGCTTAATGTATCTAGGGTTAGTGTGATGGCTGTGATAAGGAGGTGTCGAAGATACTCAGAAAAATGAAACAATTTGTTACAATTTAATCAGCAACACCTACCAAGGTTGTATGCTATAATCTATTTAACATATTGAAACAGCTAGTTTACTATATATTTTATAACCAAGGAAAAATAATGAATACAAATGTATTTAACATATTTAACAATACAGTTACTGAGTCTCATCCTCTTGATAACTTAGTTCCACCTAGTATTGTTGATACTATAATAGAGTCAAGACCTATGTTATATACCAACAGTGATGGCTTTAATGTTGCTGATCCTAACCGTAGAGGTTTACATGTAGCAGGTACTGATGAGCCACCAATTAATGTGGTTAAGCCTAGTTACAACTTCAAGGGTGCACAGTATGGTGACTTATACAGGGCTATGGTTAACATCTGCAAGGCATCAGGCATCAACTGTAAGGGTGCCTATGTTGACTCTATGATGACACCAGAAGGAGGCAAGGGTACTATTACAATCACTCTTCCTGAGTATACCATAGAGACTGCAAAGGGTGACGAGAGCCGATTCCAGATCAACGGTAGGACATCCTTTGATGGTGGTTGGGCAGTCACTCTACAGATAGGCGCGGTTCGTATGGTATGCACTAATGGTCAGGTCTTTGTGGATAACTTCAGCATGTACAAGGCGAAGCACACTATCAGTATGAGTACTGAACATGCCCAGCGTAAGCTTGCTGCTGCTCTCAATAGTTACCAGCATGAGGCTGATCGTTGGAAGCACTGGACTCAGAACAGCATCACCAACCGCGAGGCATTTAACGTGTTCGCCATCGCAGCTAAGTGCAAGTTTGTACTGTCCAAGCCTAACATGTCTGTCACTGAGTTGATGGAGGAGCCAGAGGTGTACCGCAATCGTGCGCTACAGTACATGTGGAACCAGTACACTACTGATGAGCAGAAGACACTTGGATCTACTCATTGGGCAGCGTACAATGCTATGACTCACTGGAGTACACACGCCCCTGCTGCTAGAAAGACTGCTGAAGGTAGCATCCTAGCAATCAAGGCCAAGCGTACCGACTCTGTTCGACTTGCATCCAAGTCACTTGCAGCGTAAGGTAGTAACATGAAGAACGTAATTGATGTGTCGAATCATATTCTCAAGTATTCGCAAGTCTATACACTACAGGCTCCAGTGACTGATCTTGTGCGTGAGGAGGCACTTCAGTTATGTCTTGTGCATGGCGAGGAGTTTGTGATAAACTACATTGAGAACTATTTGAATCTGGAGGAATCGTATGAGTGCGACTGATACTGAAGCGGAGTTTTACTCCATGCTTGATGATTGGTGGGCGCAATTGTGGGCATTAAGAATAAGCACAGTCACGCCCTCGCAAAGAGTGAAGATGAGGTTCTTTGATTTTATAAGAGACAGATGCGCAGAGGCAGGAAGCTGGCGTATCACAGATGAAGACTTGAGTAGATTGTTCAGTGACTTTTTGGACGAACTGGAAGAGAGGAATGACTAAGATATTCATGACCGAGGAAGAGTACTCAGCACTCACCACCTCAAGATATATGGCAACCCTGTACGAGAATAAGTGTTCAATTCTTTCGTGTACTAAACAATTTAGCGGTAACAATTTGATCGTCGAGTTCAGTGAACCAATTGACATTGACATTGAAAAAGATGTGTACATTCCTTTCATTAGGGAGTACAATTCAGGAACCTTAAATAAAACATAGGAGTTTTAGATGAACCCACCCAACATTGTGGAAGGACAGATTTACTTCCCACACTTGGTTGTTCCTAACCTTGACTACAACAAGACTAAATCTTGGTACGAGCTTTTCTTAGCTGTTTCAGATGATGTCTTTGACATGTTCACTGACGCAGGATTCTCAGAAGCATTTCTGATTCCCGCTGGTGGAAAGTCTTTCACGCCAGACCCTGTTATTAAGTTTGCAACATGGGCACACAACTCAGACGGCTCTCAGGTTCCTCCCCCTATCGTAGTAGATAAGGATAAGAACCGAACAGATGTTGGAATCGGTAACGGTTCAACAGTCGCAGTACAGTGGGCACGTAAAGAGTACGGAAAGCCAAAGAAGATTGTTCGTCCACAGCTTCAGGCAGTGCAGATCCTAGATCTGATTGAGCGCGGAGATGTGCCATCGGCTGGGCCTGTAAGTTTAGAATCATTGGCATTTTAGAAGGAGGAAGTATGACCGAATCAAAGAACACAGTAACCTACAAAGATACTGAGTACGCGGTAGAAGATTTATCTGATCGTGCCCAGCAACTTGTAGGTCTTGTACAGATGGTGCGTGAAGAGGCTGGTGGTCTACAGGCCCGACTAGCTATACTTCAAGGCGCTGAAGTAAAGTTCTCTGAGGAACTGGAAGGAGAGTTTGACAGCATGGCTGACGAACCTGACGCTCAAGTGGAGCTAGAACTCTCTGGTCTTGACTAAACAAGAGGGGCTTCGGCCCCTTCTTTTATGGAGGCGTGATGGCTTTTGTAAAACTACACCAACCCTGCCCAGAGTGCGGGTCAAGTGATGCCCTATCTATTAATGAGGATGGGAGTGCATTTTGTTTTTCATGTAATGACAGGTTCAGTCAAAGAAGGTACACTAACTTAACGGGCGAACAACCGATGGGAGAATCCAACATTAACGTAATTAATACAGAGCCTTTGACTTTCTCAGAAGAGGGTGAATACGTTGCTCTAAATGACAGAGGTATATCAGAGGAAACAGCAAAGCGATACGGGGTTCGATGTATTATGAGTAGCGATGGTTCAATTAAGAAACACCTCTATCCCTACTACAAAGAAAAAGAACTCGTTGCTTTTAAAGAAAGGATTCTTGGTTCTACTGGAAAAGAGAACTTCTATTCAAGAGGATCTATTCGTGATGCAGGTTTGTTTGGTCAGCACATCTTCCAAGAGGGTGGTAAGTACATAACCTTGGTTGAGGGAGAGTGTGACGCTATGGCTGCTTATGAACTACTAGGCTCTAAGTGGCCTGTGGTTAGCATCAGGTCTGGAGCAAACGGAGCAGAGCGTGATGTAAAAGCTTCACTAGAATACCTAGAGAGTTTCGATACGGTCATCATAAATTTCGATGAAGACAAGGCAGGGATAGAAGCAGCTAAAAGAGTGGCTCGACTTCTTCGTCCAAGCAAAGCAAAGATAATGCGTATGCCTGAAGGTTTCAAGGATGCCAATGACATGCTGAGAAAGCATGATCATACTAATTATGTTCAGGCTTGGTGGGCATCTAAAACCTACACACCCTCTGGAGTCCTTAGTGTTTCAGAGAACAGGGACAAGTACAAAAACAGAGAGAAGAAGCAGTCCTTTCCCTACCCTTGGGAAGGTTTGAATGAGAAGCTAGAGGGAATGCGGCATGGTGAACTAATAACTCTTACTGGTGGTACAGGTCTTGGGAAGTCCAGTGTCACACGCGAGATAGAGCATCACCTAATCAAAACAACTAACGATAACGTAGGAATAATTGCGCTAGAGGAATCGTTCAACAGGACAGTTGATGGTATACTATCTATAGAAGCAAATGCAAAGCTACACATTGATCGCATACGCGAGCAGTATACTGAAGAAGAGTTAGATAAATTCTTTGATGTGATGTATGACGGTAACAACAACAATCGTGTGTGGATACACGCTCACTTCGGAGCTAACGATATTGAATCTATATTCAGTAAGCTTAGGTTCATGATCATCGGATGTAACTGTAAGTGGGTAGTGATTGACCACTTGCACATGCTTGTATCCACCACCATTGAAGGTGATGAGCGGCGATCTATTGACGCAATCATGCACCGACTAAGAACTCTTGTAGAGGAGACGGGTGTTGGTTTGATACTCGTGTCTCACTTGCGCAGGGTAGACGGTAACAAGGGGCACGAGAACGGCATTGAGACAGGCTTGAGCCACCTCAGAGGAAGTCAGTCAATTGCACAGCTATCTGATTGTGTGATCTCTCTGGAGCGTAACCAGCAATCTGATGATCCACTAGAAGCCTCAACCACTAGGGTACGTATCCTGAAGAGTAGGTACACTGGTGACGTGGGGTTAGCTACTCAACTTTTGTTCGATAACGAAACAGGCAGACTGAGCGAGGTCGCAACAGATGGACTTACCAACTCTTCATCTGAGGACAAAGAAATAGCACTGGAGTTTGGTGAATGAAATTAGTTTTTGACATAGAGACAGATGACTTAAACGCTACACGAATCTGGTGCATCGTTGCTAAGGATGTTGACACAGAACAAGTGTACACATTTGGCCCTGATCAGATTGAAGAGGGATGTGAGCTTCTTTGTAGCGCAGATGAGCTAATCGGTCATAACATAATAGGGTTCGATCTTCCTGTGTTGCGAGACCTGACTAGGTTTAGGACTCTAGGTGCTGGTCAAAAGATTGTAGACACTCTTGTACTCTCAAGGTTGTTTGATCCAGTGAGAGAAGCAGGGCATGGTTTGAAAGCTTGGGGATACAAGCTTGAATCGGGTAAGATTGAGTTTGATTCTTTCGGTGAAGGATTCTCAACTAAAATGCTAGAGTACTGTATTCAAGATGTTAACCTAAACTTAAAAGTGTACTACGCCTTGCGAGAGGAATCTCGTGGATTCAGTAAAGAGTCCCTAGAGATAGAACACGAGGTTGCAGACATCCTAAAGGAGCAGGAACGTCATGGTTTTTTATTTGATTTCATGGGAGCAGAGCTACTTCTTGCTGAGTTGCGCGAGGTGGTTGCTAAGACAGAGGCGAAAGTCAAGCATGTTTTCAAGCCTAAAGTCACAAAAACAAAACTCTTTCCCAGAATTACAGGACAAGGCAAGCTTAGTAAAACTGCGGATTCCTGTTCACTAGGGAGTGGAAAAGGTGTTAGGCTTACTAAAGCAGAGCATGATCTATTAACCCTAAAACTTGATAAAGTTGATGGTAGTATTGATGTTTGTGATCCTATAGTTAGAAGCAGAGCAAAAGATTTCAACCTATCTTCTAGACAGCAGGTTGGTGAGTACCTTCAGGACTTTGGTTGGAAGCCCACTGAGTTCACTGCACATGGAAGACCGATAGTAAATGAAAAGACACTTGCTCAAGTGAAAGGTATACCTGAAGCAGACCTTATCAATGCATACCTTATGTACCAAAAGAGAGTATCTCAGATAGTTTCTTGGGGAGAGGCAATGCAAGATGATGGTAGGGTACACGGTTTCGTTATACCCAACGGCGCTATTACTGGTCGCATGACACACAGGGAGCCTAACATGGCTCAGGTTCCTTCTTCCAACTCTCCATTCGGAGGCAAATGCAGGGCCTTGTGGATTGTGCCAGAAGGATATAAACTTGTAGGTATAGATGCTAGTGGTCTTGAGCTAAGAATGCTTGCCCACTATATGAACGATGAGGACTATACAAATGAAATCGTTAACGGAGACATCCACACAGCTAACCAAAGACTTGCGGGGCTTGAATCAAGATCTCAGGCAAAAACTTTCATCTATGCCCTCTTATACGGAGCAGGAGATGAAAAGCTTGGAAGCGTGGCTGGAGGAGGCAAGCAGCTTGGTTCAAGACTTAGACAATCTTTCTTCGATAATCTACCATCATTTAAATCTCTTAAGAATAGAGTTGCAAGAGCGGCAGAAGACGGGTACGTGAAAGGTATAGATGGTCGCAAGCTGTTCGTAAGAAGTCAGCATGCTGCTCTCAATACTCTCTTGCAGAGTGCAGGAGCTATCGTCATGAAGAAGGCGCTGATACTTCTAGATAGAAAGATTAAAGAACAAAACCTTGATGCTCACTTTGTTGCTAATGTCCATGATGAATGGCAGATTGAATCAGAAGAAACCATAGCCGATTCTATAGGTAACTTAGGTGTTGAAGCAATACGAGAAGCAGGTAGACACTTTTCGCTCAACTGTCCACTAGACGGAGAATATAATGTCGGAAGCAACTGGTCAGAAACCCACTAATAAGAACATATATTTTGAGGATGGGCGGTGGTGGTACATTGGGTGTAACGATGGGGCCAAAAGATCCTTAGAGTCTCACATAAAGAAAAACAAAACTAGAATGTTTGTTAATGGAAAGTATATTCCTAAAACACATCCTCTACACAAACCCGGAAGATACAAAGGCTTCACTGACGCAGCCTTTAGCTCCTTAAAAAACTACGAGCAGTCCAAAGAAGGACAGGTTTATGTAATGGTAAGTCCTGCCTACCCCGGATGGTGTAAAGTGGGGATGGCTGTGGACGCAGAGGACAGGCTCAAGCAGTATCAGACTAGCTCCCCGTATAGAGATTATAAGTTAATTAAAGTATATGATGTACTTGATAGGCGTGAGGCCGAGAGGTTTGCGCATGAGCTTCTATCTAAGCGGCATGGTCGTAAGGGCGAGTGGTTCTACATACAGCATCCTGTAGCCACATCTATATTAGAACTACCAATGAGAGAGTTTCAATGAAAGAAGTAAGCACAGTTGTTGAGGACATCTATGATATATTAGATTGTTTGTCTTCTGGAGAAGAGCTAGACATACCTTCTGAAATGGTAGACGAGTTTGGTGAGCGAATGAAGGGTGTCATTCTACACTGGGCACAGCCTCACAAGCAGAGTAAAGGCTTACGCATGAGCAACATAGGTAGACCTGCTCGTCAGCTATGGTACGAACAGAACAGTGAAAGTCCTCCTTCCCCACCTAAAGCATCAACTCAAATTAAATTTTTATATGGTCATCTTCTTGAAGAAGTCTTACTTCTTCTGGTAAAACTCTCAGGGCACGAGGTATCAGACGAACAAAAGAAGGTTGAAGTGGATGACGTAATAGGCCACATGGACTGCAAGATAGATGGAGAGGTTGTAGATATAAAGACTGCATCCAACTTCGGATTCAAAAAGTTCAAGGAAGGAAGTCTAATTACTGATGACCCTTTTGGCTACATGTATCAGCTTGCAGGATACGAAGAAGCAGAAGGCACCAAGGGTGGAGGCTTTCTCGCCATCAACAAAGAGACAGGAGAACTTGCATTATTTCAGCCGGGAGACTTGACAAAACCTAATATACGCCCTAGAATAGATGTACTCAAAAATAATCTACAATCCGACACCCCTCCTGAACGATGCTACGAACCTGTCCCTGAAGGAAAGAAAGGTAACATGCGCCTTGGATCTAGCTGTTCTTATTGTGGTTTTAAGAACCAGTGCTGGTCAGACTCTAATAACGGTAGAGGACTCAGAGCCTTCAAGTACTCCAACGGTATTAAGTATTTCACAAGAGTCACATCTACCCCTAACGTACAGGAGTTATTCTTATAGTGAATCCAAAGATATGTAAAAGAATAAGTAGGCAGACAGACTTACTGCTTCTTGAATGGTTCAGAACTATTGTGCCTGAGAGTGATCATGATAAAATAGATGAAAAGAATCTATACCAGTATCTCCCAGAATCAAGGCACTTCTTTGTTAATCGCCAGATAAGACTGAGCTTTTATAGCCCTAAGTGGGTGCGCAAGTGCATAAAGAAACTTGTTAAACTAGGAAGGGAAGTAGAAAGTATTACTATGGCTGATCTTGAGTCTTACACCAAGAATCGTGGGGTGCCTTATTAGTACCAGAAAGAAAGCTTCTAGTGGCTGGCGCAAGCCTAGAGTACCTAGACCTAAGAAGTATTTGAAGCCTGATGGTAGCAAGTATGATTCTATTTGGGAGGCCGTGTTACACGAGTCTATACTTAAAGACTGGGAACATCATACAGACTATGTATCCTATGTTATTGAGCATAAGTACGAGCCTGATTTTGTTAGAACGATAGGAAAGAAAAAGATTCTTCTTGAGTCCAAGGGTAGATTCTGGGATTTTCAAGAGTACAACAAGTATGTCTGGGTGAAAAAACATTTACCCAAAAACACTGAGCTAGTATTCTTGTTCGCCAACCCTTCTGCTCCAATGCCGGGAGCCAAGAGACGAAAAGATGGTACGAAGAGATCTCATGCAGAATGGGCAACAGCTAATGGGTTCAGGTGGTTCAGTGAGGATACTATACCTGACAGCTGGATCGACGTAGCAGCTAAGGATACAGAGGAATACAAAAAACGTAATGACAAACTTGATTTGGAGATGCAATGAGCATTGATGACGCAACCCCAGAAGAATGGGACAAATTAAACAGGAAGAAAGACTGGGAGTGGATGGATGAAGTTAGTAATGACCATCCTTTTTTTGGAGATAAACCGGACAATAAATCTCACAATATACCCGAAAATGCCCGTGAAATGGTAGATAAACCGGACAACAAGCCGGACATGGTGAACCGTCCAGCACACTACAACAATGGTAACATGGAGTGTATTGACGCTATCCGTGGTATGCTTACACACGATGAGTACATTGGTTATCTCCGTGGTAATGCACTCAAATATAACTGGCGATGCCGCTACAAGGGCAAGCCAATAGAAGATTTACGTAAGGCGCGTTGGTACGAAGAGCGTCTTATAACTTATATGCTGGAGCATCCTAGTGAGCATCTACGATAGGAAAGCAGAACGTATTGAAAGGTTTCAGAAAAAGAAACAATCTAAAAACAAAGCTCGTACCAGAGGGTACAGGAAAGAACAGTTAAGGGAGAAAGATGACGAGTACGACATCCAAAATTGGCAAGCAGGATTATCTGGGGATTCAGATTGACTATGATCGTGATGACCTATTAAATACTTTTTCTTTAGAAACTTTAAAAGATAGATATTTCTGGGAGGATGAAACCCATGCACAAGAAGCCTTCGCAAGAGCATCGGTCTATAGTGCAACGTATCAAGGACATACTGACTACAATCTTGCACAGCGACTTTACGACTACGCAAGCAAGGGCTGGTTCGGTTTTAGCACTCCTATACTTAGTAACGGGGGAACCACTCGTGGTTTACCTATTAGCTGTTTTCTCAACTATGTTCCTGACTCAAGGCGTGGTTTATCTGACCACTATGATGAGAACATATGGCTGGCAAGTGGAGGTGGAGGCTTGGGTGGATATTGGGGTGCTGTTAGAAGTAATGGTGTTTCAACTTCTAACGGTAGTCAGTCTACTGGTAGCATTCCTTTCATGCACGTAGTTGATAGTCAGATGCTGGCGTTTAATCAAGGTATCACACGAAGAGGATCTTATGCAGCGTACATGGATATTACTCACCCAGAAGTTGAAGAATTTATTGCAATGCGAAAGACTACTGGCGGTGATCTTAACCGTAAGTGTCTTAATTTACACAACGGAATTACAATAACAGATGAGTTCCTTGAAGCAGTCAGGAACGATGACCAGTGGAGACTGATTGATCCTAAGTCTAAGCAGGCCATCAAGACTGTATCGGCAAGGGGCTTGTGGTGGCAGCTAATACACACTAGGGCAGAGACAGGGGAACCCTACATTGTTAACCTAGACCGCTGTAACGAGGCTCTACCGGAGACACAGAAGGACATGGGACTAGAGGTACGCCAGAGTAACCTATGCTCTGAGATTACCTTAGCGACTAGCGAGGAGCGTACAGCAGTCTGTTGCTTGTCTAGTGTGAACCTAGAGTACTTTGACGAATGGAAGGACAATGAGTTATTCATCAGTGATCTAATCACAATGCTTGACAACGTGATAGAACACTTCATTGACAACGCTACACATGGAGAACATGCGTGGCACTTTGATGACACCTTTGAGGAGTTTAGCAAGTATGTTCACCCAGATAAAAAAGGCTTTACAAAAGCCGCTTATAGTGCATATAGAGAACGCGCAATTGGCCTTGGAGCGATGGGCTTTCACAGCTACCTACAACGCAATGGTATACCTTTTGAAGGTATGTACGCTGCCAGTTTCAATAACAGAGCATTCAAGCACATTAAAGA